GTCACGATGGCAAAGTGAGGTGCGGCCGCCGAATGATCGGCGAACGTGAAGGTCACGGAGTCGATGTTTTGAGATCCATCGTACGCCATGCCAACAGGCATTTCAAAGGACATGAGGTAAACCCTCTGTTTGGTGACAGGATAGTCACATTCGAAGTATGGTACGCTCGGCGTATCGAGTCAATGACCGGCCAAACGAGCTCATCACAGCACCAATATCCAAAAGCTTTAATGCTTTAGGATTGCTGGGATGGAACCCGATTGTCGGCTGTTGAAGCGACACCGGCATCCGTTCTTTGTACGCGTACCCCATTGAGGCCGTTTGTACATCTCGTTTCACGAATTTCGCGTCCCGTGGCCAGTATGTTAACTGACCCGTTGGCGTTAGCTCGCGGACGATTTCTAAACGTGTTTCATCGGTCATCCACTGGTGGATAGGCCGACCGGAGATGAAAGGAGACCACGCCTTAAGCGCAGAACCAACGTTAGCAAAAGCATCGACCACCCAACTAAGGGGGACGATCTCGTACAACGTGGTTATCGGGTCCGCATAGTAAAAGCGGTTTCCCGAAAACTCTTCCATTACTCCTACACGCACGGTCCGGGTCTTCCGGATCCATTCCTTCGAGTCATAATAGACTCGACAAGAGGACGACGTATCCTTAGTGAATATGCCGAGACTCGAGGAGTAGGACCGATAAAGGTTTTGTTCCGGACCGCTCTGGTACTCGAATGTACCTCGCTCGTACGAAAGAGCGAAAGTATTACTCACGCGGGACGAAAGCTCATGAAGAGCTTCTATGTCCTTAACGAGCAACCGCCAACCAAAGCGGTATTCGAGCCAGACGCTACTAGCAAGAGCAAGGAGGTCAGCGACCCTCGCAGCACGGCCCATTCGGCGCCATGTAGCATTGAGGTCCCCCCGCCTGATCTTAGCAGCGGCGTCGATCACTTTCCGCGCCCTTTGCAGGGTACGTAGGTGAACGTCCTTCACGAGGTTCACGGACTTATCAAGCTCCGCGAACATGGTGAGCAAGTCCACGGGTTTCCCGTGACACTTTGCCCTCGCTTCCTGTAACATATAGGCAAGCGATGGTATCTCTGGATCGGTCACCAGCTCCCCAAGAACCGCAAAAGTTGTCGGCATCTTGAGGTAACTACGACCACCACCAAAGGTGAACGGTGCGATGTCCCGGCAATATTCATTGCCATCCACGCTCGTTGTCAGCCACTCTCCCTCCAGAGCGGAGGACGTGACGAACGGACGAGCATGGGACATCGGATTCACTGGCAACAGAGCTCCGCTCTTAACCAGGGAATTATAACCCTCTATTACGACATCGGACATAGTCTCCGTCCGGACGTAACAGTGGTCCACCGGTGCGGACTCCCAAGCATAAGCCCCTGAGGGCAGCTGAAAGTACGCGTAACCACCAGGATAACATATCCCGGTCTCGCGAGATCTGAAACGATCCATAAATCACCTCGGCGTTGAGCCGACGGTGTGTTGCCGGCGTTTCAGTATGCAGATGGTCTGCACCCCTTGACACTACGTGTGTCACACGACGAATGTCGTGAAAGGATGATCTCCCACTT